AAACCAATTCGCCATTGCCGCGCGTTTTCAGCATGATCGCGCTAGGCGTGTAGTATTCCGCGCTAAACCATAGCGCCTCACTGAAGCTGTTCACAAACAGCCATCCGCCGTGGTTTGCGCGATATATCGCAGCGTCCAATAGCGTCTCGAACTCTGCCGATTTCATACCGATCTCCCATGCAATGCGCGGAACTTCGCGCGGATATTGGATTCATATGCCAAGCGCGCGGACCATGCTTTTTCATCGTCCGATCTTGACGCCTGCCATGCCGCAAGATCGGCGCGGAACTTTGCGATTGACGCTTTGAGGCGCGCGCGGAAACGAACGATATTCCGAATCCGCTTTGCTTTGAGAGCGACAGAGCTTGCCGTGGGCGGGCGCGCGACTATGGCGGGCTCTGGACTAGGCGCGACGGGCGCTTCAGCCTTGGGCGCTTGCCATTGCGGCGTTGGTCCAGGTTGCGCAAAGGCGCGACGGTCGGGCGGCAATTGCCCGTTGCCATTGCCACCGGTTGCGAGCTTGGGCGCGTCGAAAGTAAGCATAGGTCAGTTCTTTCCGTTGTGCGGCATCATCGCCGCTAAATTCCCGCATGATAGCAGGTGAAAGGACTCGGTTCCGGCCGAGTCCTTCCCGCCGCTATCGCTTAGGCCGCAACCGCCATTTTCGGCATCAAGAGCTGAACCGCGCGCGCTTTCATCGCAGCGCCCGATCCAAAATTCGAAGAAAGAAAGCGCGACTCGTTTTCATCCGCGCCTTTGCAATTCTTATCGTGATCAACATACCTCGTTACCGCATTGAGCGCGGTCCATTGCGTACAAGCTTCGGTTCCCTCGCGTAGCGTTGTCTCATAGGCATTTGCCAGAGCTTCAAACGCATTGCGTTTCTTGCCGCTGATATCTTCCGACGTTGCATCGAACGGAATATCAAGCAAAGCCTTGAAAAATGCGACCGTATCGCGCTCGCTCATATGGACCAACGCCATTGCGTCACCCATTGCCTTAAACGCTTCGAAGCCTTGCGCAATCGCGCTCAATTCCGCCGCGACCTTCTTTGAATCGAATTTTGTATTATGCCGTGTGCGAACAACCGCGCGTTTATCGCTCAAGCTCGCGTCCAAAGTATTCTGGCATACGACGCGCGTCATTGTCGCTTGATTGATCGTAGCGCCCGAACAATCAAACGAGGTGGACATAAGCAAGCGCGCCTTATGCACATCGCCTGCAACGCTGATATCGCCATTAAACCCGGCCGTTGCCCAGATAGTCGCGCCGCCCTTCAAAGAGCCCGCAACATCAATATAAAATCTATCGTCAACGCTGATATACCGGTCAAAATGTGTCAAAACGTCAATCGGTTGCACAGCTTGCCAAACATGCGAAGCATAGCCCAAAGGCGCGCCAGTATCTGACCGCGCAATATCGAACCTATCTTCAACAATCGCATGACGCTGTGCATCCGTTAAATGCGCCCATTGCGGACCATTTAGCGCCAATCGCGCCGGGCTCTTAATCGCGTGCCAATTGAGACCGGCCGCGATTGCCCAATCTTCAACCGACATACCCTCGGCCATCTCAGTTCCAAGCTTATGCCAAATGTCCTTGCGCGAGCCCAAGAAAGCGATGTTTTCGCGCCCGTTCGACATGTCGATCATATGTGCCATTGGTCCAGTTCCTTCCGTTGAGCGGCAATATCGCCGCGACAAGCAACCTTAGACCACGGATCATTTAGCGCGTCAATGCAGAAAGCATACGCCGTCGGCAATATAAGAGCCAAAACGCGCTACAGTATGTAATCGCGCTAACTCAGAGCTGATTAACCGATTGTTCGGAAAACGCGGACCATTCGCCGATCATTGTTCGGTTTAGGCTCATAATCAGCGTTCCGCTTGCGTTCTATTTTGCCTCAAGATGTAACGGCGCTCCCATTGCGAGGGAGTCGCTATTGCTTGTAACCTATTGATATTGTTGTGTTTGCAGCCATGTTGCGCCGTTCAAAGCGCCGTTCAGGCACCGAAAGGACCAATTCGTGACGCCGAGTCACGTTCCGAACGGTGTACGGCGTGGGTTGGGCGGACCGGTGCCGGGCCTGCGCTCGTTCATGGGTCCCGTTCAGTCTTAGAATTTTCTGGAACGGCTGTTCGTGTGTTAAGCGCTTGTATTTGCTGCACAATTCGGAAAGTGTCAGGTATGCTGTACGGATAATGCGTCATCTTATACGGCGATGGAACTCGAAAAAAGCTGATGCGAGCCTATCGCGAAGCATCCGCGCGCCGTAGCGCGGAAGCAGGGGTCCTATTCTGTGATGACGGCGTGTTTGGGCGAATTCGCTGGTTTGTCAAGCAGCGGTGCGATCTGTCAAGCAACTCAGGCGGCGGGCGTTAGCGTTCTATTGCCGCGCGCGAGAGATTTGCGCGGTGGATAGAGTCCGATTCCCCCCCCCATTTTGAAGCCGGATTTTCTGTCGAAAATGATCGGCGGTTTGGTGCTGGCGCTGATTGATGCTTTGTGGGCATCGCGAGGCGGTGCTGGCTGATAATCGCGTCTACGGCGCAAGCTGTGTTGCCGCTTGATTCCCCTGGTCGGCGTTGGCGGTGCGCGCTGTCCGGTCCTGTATTCCGGCATATTTTGGGTGGGGCGATGGGCGCGCTATTTTGGGGCCTGCGTGGTGCGCCGCTAAGGCGGCGCGAGATATTTTCTGGCGATCTGGCGGCCTTGCTCTGAATTTGGATCGATGCGCTTGTATGGCTGGCCAGCTTTGCTTTGTGCTGGGGCGCTGGGTTCGGGCGGCGTCAATTTGGCTGGTGTGAGCCAAAGCAGATTGCGTTCGACGGTTTTGCGCTTGGCGCGCTTGTTAAGGATTTCGATTTTATCGGCGACTAGGGCTTTGCCGTTTTTGACGGCTTTTTGCCACACGCGCAATTCGCGCTTGGTTTTACGCTCGGCCGCGCGCCGCGCTCTGTCCCTTTTGGACCATTTGAATTTGGTCTCGGGTTTGCCCATGGATCGAAAGCTACGCCCAGCGCCTACATTTTGCAAAGACGTTTTTCTGTGCATAAGGTATAGGGATCGCGGCGCGCGGATTTGTGAGGCTTCGTGCGGGAACTTGAGAAACCTAACCTTGGCGGCAATCCCGATGCGCTCGTTGTGTCGATGCAGCAAGCGAAGCTGCTCGATTTGGCCCATGCGCGCCGGTTGATGCGGGAATATCCGAATACGGGCTGCGGCCGGTTGGCGCGAGCGCTGGCCTGCGGCAATCGCACGGCGGATGCGATCTTGAAGGGAATTCACTGGCAGCAAGACCCGGTGAAGGTTGGGATTTTCAATCGGCTGAATGATTGCAGGATTCCGGTCGAGACTGGCGAGCCGGACGAAGCGGATTTGCTGCGCTTTGGTCTGAACGAAGAAGAACGGCTTGAAGCCATCGCGAAGTTGCGCCGCCAGCAAAGAAACAAGGCTGGCCGCCGCATGGCGGTTGAAGCGACGAAGGACAAAAAGGGCGTCGCCATGATCGAAGCGCGCCAAGCGATCTTGAAGCGCAGCAAGCCGCCGATGAAATTGGATACGGGCTATTTTCAGGCGCAGGTCGATGAAACGATTTGGCGCATTCTGCGCGAGCTGGACGATGTAAAGGTCGCGCAGATGAACGGGCGCGAGCTGGCGGCGGCGGCGAGCACATTGCTTGAGAAGCGCGCGCTGCTTCGCGGCGAGCCGACCCAGATCGTGCGTAATGAAAATCGCGGCTCATTGGAAGCGGTGGGCGCGTTGCTGCTGGCGGAAATGGCGCGGCGCGGCCGGAAATTGCCAACGTTGATCGACGCGGCGAGGGAACCTGCATGATCTCGGGCTATATCGGCTGTCCAAAATGCGGCACCTGCTTGTTCGCCATCGAAGCGAAGGAAACGCAGGGCGATCCGCCGTCTGTTCATACCGGCGTATTCGAGCATGTTTTATCGCAGGTCGCCGATCCGCCAGCCGATCCGCCGCCCAGCCAATCGGTGTGCGCGGTTTGCGAAGGCGCGCTTGAGCGCGTTCCGCCGCCAGAGGAAGCGAGGCCAAAGTGAAAATCACACGCGATCCCGGCCGGATGTTCTCAATCGTGACGGCGCTGGATCGGACGCTGAACGCGATGGGCGACGGCCCCACCGGTTTTGTGCTCGTGGTTTTCCCAGCCCCGGAAGCGGAAACGGCGCAGCAAGCGCCGTGTACGGTGCTTTCCAATTTGGAAGGCGGCTCGCTCTCGATCATCGATATTCTGGGCCAAGTGCACAAGCAATTGCAGAGTGATATTCCGGTGGCGGGGCACGCCTGATGCCAGGGATCGTCGCTGTCAATTTGGAAAAGGGTCTCGCCTTCCTTGACGACGGTACGGCTGTGCCGGTTACCAATATGTTCGACAGTGATGGTCAGGATACGGACGATTTCACGGAATCGGCCTCGTTCGTCGCTGGGCCTGGGCCGGGCGGGCAATGGTGGACAGAGCGTACATCTGACTATCGCTGGGGCGCGGCGGTGGTGAACTGATGGGCGTCAACGTCGAGCGCTTGCTGAAGCTGGACGCGCGGTCATTTCAGTTTATGACCGAAGTCGAAATGGCCGATGTTGCGCGCAATTTGCTTGAGCTTCAGGAAGAAGATCGCAAGTTCAATCAACTGCTGTTTTACAAACCGGCGAGCGAGCGCGCGGCGGCTGTGCATCGCAGTCAGGCGCGCATTATTGGTGTTGGCGGCGGCAACGGTTCTGGAAAGAGCGAAGTCGTATTAGCGGAAATTGCGGCGCTGGCAACCGGTGTTTTGCCGCCCGCTTTCAAGGACGATTTCAAGCGGAAATTTCGCGGCCCGGTCTCTTGCCGCATCGTAGTGGAATCGCTGACCACGGTCCTTGAGCAAGTAATTTTCCCCAAGTTGCAATACTGGAAATGGACCGGCGTCGGCGATCCCGGTACTGATAAAGGCCATTGGGGGTGGATTCCTAAAATGTGCCTTATAGATGGCAATTGGGATAAGAGTTGGAAAGAGAAAACGCGCACATTGCGCGTGCTGTGTCGCGATCCCGACGATTTCGACCGCGTGCTTGGCGAGAGCACATTTCAGTTCAACTCGCACGATCAGGACCCGAGCGATTTTGCGTCGGGCGATTTCCACCATGTCATGCTGGACGAACCGCCGCGCCTCGCGATATGGCGGGAAAACGAAGCTAGAACTATGAGGGTCAAAGGGCGTCTCTATTTGGCGATGACATGGCCCGACGATCCGCAGATTCCGGTGGACTGGATTCATGATGAGATTTACGACAAGGGCTCACCTGGACCGCATAAGAACCCAAACATTGACTGGTTCGAATTATGGACCACGGACAACAAGAACCTCGACCTCGATTCGGTCGCGAAGCAAATGGAAGAATGGTCGGACGAAACCAAGCGCGTCCGCATTTACGGCCAGCCGATCCGCTTCAGTAATCGTATCCATCCGCTATTTACCGACGTGCCGCTCTATTGGTCCTTCCCGGCCGGGCGCGTCGTGGTGCCCGACGTTGCGGGCAACTGTCCTGATACGGGTTCATCCGATGTCGTCTCTTTCGTCCACGTTGACGATATCCAGCCGTCGCGCAATTGGCCGACGATCTTCCTAATCGATCCTCATCCGCGCAAGCCGCACGCTTTCATGTGGGTTCAAATCGATCCCAACGACGATCTCTGCGTCGTGTGGGAAGATGAACTCGACGCCGATCCCGTCGATTTGCGCGACCATATCTTTCACATCGAAGAAAGCGCCGGGATGCGGATTGCGGATCGGCTGATAGACCCGAACATGGGCCGGGCACCGGCCAGCGCGATCCGGGGCATTACATGGCAAGATGAATTCGATAACGCCGGGATCAATTGCGCGCTCGCCGATGATTCCGATGTCGGGCGCGGCCGGGTGAACGAATACCTCAGGCCCGACGATCACACCTTGCGCCCGCGCTTGCGCATTTCTTCGCGCTGCCAGCGCACGATTTTCCAGATGAAACGCTATGTCTGGGACAATTACCGCCGCGCTGACGAACGCGACATCAAGCAGGTCCCCAAGCGCAAGAACGATGATTTCCCGACCCTGCTTAAATATCTGATGAATACAAATCCGAGCTTCAATTTGTTGCAGCGTGGCGCTCCCGTCATCCATTACGGGCGCGGCACCGCGAGGAAACGGGCATGAGGATTATCCCTCGTTGGCATGAGCCGTACGAACCGCCTGCTAAGAAGTTTGTCGCTGATGTGCGCGCCCATCACAACATGGTCGCGCTTATCCGTGGAATGCCGAAAAATTGCGTCGCTATCACGTTGCGCCCAAACGGCGCAATCAGTACAGCGAACGCCGAGCGGGCCGCACGCCGCAGAGGTATACGGATTATTTGGTTGGCGCGATTGAGCGAGAGGGCGCGATAAAATGGCCTACACCGATTCCGCCGTCACCAAAATACCGCCGCCGCGAAGGCGCAAACGCAATTCGATCAGCGCGAACGAGTCCGAAGAAATCGCCAAGCGCGTTACGAAATTCTGGGACGACGAATGGATCAACCGCCACGGCTCGCGCGAGGCGCGCAAGCAGCGCTATGCCAAATATCGCCTATGGTCTGAGGGCACGGATTGGCCGTGGGACGATGCGGCCGATATCGCCATCCCCGACATGCTTCAAGATTCGCTGCGCGTTCAAGATACGCTCGTAAACGCGGTCATGTCGCAAAGGCCGCCCGTCGTGGCGAAGTCCAATCATAAGGACGGCGAGATCAAGCAACCGACCATCGACCAATTGCTGAATTTTCAGTTCTTCGTGGAAAACATGGGCGAGCTGACCGTTGGCGAAATGGCGGAAGCCTTCGTGAACGATCCGGTCTGTACGGTGTACACGCCATGGGTGCGCGAGAAGCGCAAAGTCGGCACGGTTTTAATCTTCGATGAAATACCGCCCGATGAAGAAGCCGCAGCTTACTTTTTCAAGATCGTGCGCAATGAATTCCCGGCCGCGCGATCCATCGATGCGAAGGCTGGCGGCTGGGATTGGACCGTCATCGATGCCAAGGGCAAGGAAAAGACCGTCTGTTTTTACACCGATCCCGCCGAACAGGTGGAAATGGTCGTAGAAGAAGACGCCATCGTTTTCGACGGCCCGCGCCCGTTTGTGAAGGATTACGATGATGTGGCCTATCCCGGCCGCTCGGCCAATCTGCAAATGCCGAGCCCATCGAATCCGAACGGCGCACCCTATGTGATCCTGCGCGACAAGCCGACGCTCGCCGAGCTGAAGCGCCTCAAGAAATCCGGCTTCTACGATCTTCCGTCTAAAGATGAAATGGATCGGCTGGCGAACGTCGCGGGCACCGAAACGGCAAACCCGAAGGAAGAATCGCAGCAACAGAAAGACGATCTCGCGGGCACATCGGCCGCCGCGACCAAGCCGCTCGACACGGCGCACAAGCGGCTTACGCGGCTGGTCTGCTTCGATACCTATGACATCGACGGCGACGGTATTGAAGAAGACGTTGTTTTCTGGGTTATTTACGAGACCAAAACCTTGCTCAAGGTGCGCCTCTTGTCGGACCTCTATCCCGGCAACCCGCCGCGCCGCCCACTCGACGGCGCTTCCTTCCTTCCGGTCGGCGGCCGATACGACGGCATGAGCCTGCTCGAAACCATGGAATCGATGCACGACGCGGTGAAAAT